TATTAGTTGGTTCATGGTACATTACTACATCAAGATATCCTAAATATAATACGTTATTATACATTTTATTAGGAGCTACTGTAATAGGTATCTCACATCCAACTAAATGCCATCCTCTTTTAGAAAAGTATGCACTTTTTTTCTTTTTAAACCAATTTAAAATACCAATACCATCATTAAAGAATTCTCTCATTTCCTCAGCAGAGGAAAAATGTTGATTATTATTTGCTTTATACTGTTTTTTATATTCCTCAGTAAAATGGTAATGGAAGTCATCTTCTAAATCCAATCTATCAGCAGCTGCTCCTGTTTCAGTATACATTACATCCAAATAGGCTTGCATAGTTTCGTGGATTGCTGTACCAAATACAGTATGAATACTAGATGTAAATCTTTTGATTTTATCTTTATATTGGAGTTTCCATCTATGAGGACATCCCCTAAATATACTCATTTGAGAGTAACTAATATTCTTTTGAAATGCATAGTTAATCTCTTGGGGAGGATTTTTTAAAATCTCCTTAATTATTTTTGGGATTTTTTTAGCCACAGTATTTTATTTTTTCCACTTGTTTCTTCCAACAAGTAGACCTATGATGCCATAATTGGCTATATCAATAAATGTATCTTCCATACCCTCACCTTTTACAAAGTTTTTACCATTAATTAGTAAATTCTTTAAACGTGAGATTTTATCAGTTAATCTAATAGCTAAACCAGTGAGTGAGAATTTTTTATCCTCTTTACTATTAAGAATATCACCACCTAGTGAAATATTATTCAAACCGTAATCCATATGTTTGGCGGCAAATAATTCATACATCTCACCCATAATAGCTTTAAATTCATTAGCTAACTCTCTATACTCGGTTTCAAACTCCTGTACTGCAGGTGAAGGATCAGTATTAGATTTTTTAGTTGTAGGTGTAGATGATTTCTTGTGGTAAGATGTTAATATATCACTCATAATATTGATTTAATATTAAAATATTTTTTTAACGCTTTCAATCTATCATCTGCATCTACTAACATCATTAAAGCTTCCTCAGCATTTTCATAAAAATCCTTAGTGGAGTGATCACCTATTCCAGCAGGATGTTCTGATAGTAGATTTAGTGTAAGCATTGCTTTTGATTTATCTGCCTCAGCAGATGTTCTTAACATAGTAAATAATTCGCCTTTCATTTCAATAGTTGTTTAATATCCTTTTTATTTAATCCTATACTATTCAATATACTAACAATCTCACTCTTATCCAAAAGATTATAATATTCTAGTGCTTCCTTATTGGAACATTCCCAATAACCCTTTAAATAACTGATGAGTTCTTTACTTTTTGTTTTAGTAGTGGATTTTATGTATTTACTCCACTTATTATTTTTAGGTATAAACTCTTTATAGATTGAGTATATTTCTTTTTTATTTTGAGGTAATATTGTTTGTACCTCATTTACTAGTTCCAAGTAATCGGGATTCATGCTTAATACTCGGTGAATAACGTATGAGTTAAACATATCCCAATCCTCGTCACTAAACTCATCGATTGGTGTCTTTTTTGTATTAATATGCGGCATCCAACCGAAAGTATTTTTTATCATACTAATTCGTCCTTGAGTTCTTCTCTAAGTTCAACAGGAATACCATCTCCTAAAATTTTATTTGTATTAGGATCATAAAATACTGGTATAGGCATAATAGCATCATTATCTGTACCTGCTACGAATTTACTTATTTTCCTTAAAATCACTCCTGATTTAAATATGCTTCCACCAGCGTCATTTTTCATACCAGTAGTAGCTTTTAAATCAATATTCAGCTCGGGTTGTTGTTGAGGTGCTTTCATTTTATTTTTATGTTTATAATTTGTTGTAAAAGTGAGATCATATTAATCTCTTTATCTATTCTAAAATTAGCTTTATATTGATGTTCATTTATCAATATTGCTACTGTACCTTCCCTATCAGGAAGATAAGCTTCTGCATTATCAAATAAAAACCTAAATAACTCTTCAAAATCATCAATATTTGAATCTTGAATAATTTGTCGAATTTCTTTAATACTAGGTTTTGTTTTTTTAAGTTCATTTAAAAGAGCAGACAAATAACTAGCAGAAACAAGTAATGAATCATCAATTGTTAAATGATTATTAATATTACTTGCTTGGATAGTGTTGAGCATCTTTCTTAAATCCGGATAGAATTTATTAACTACTTTACCAATGGCAGGTAAATCATAACTTATACTCTCCTTATCACATATGCTAGCTAAATGTACTGCTACTTCTTTTTTAGTTGGTGGTACTATTTTAAATGTTTGACATCTTGACTGTAAAGGATCTATAATACGTTCTACAAAATTACAAGTTAAAATAAAACGAGTAGTACGTGAAAATGTTTCTATTATATTCCTTAATGATGCTTGAGCTTGTATTGTTAAAAAATCAGCTTCATCTAAAATAACAACCTTGATAGGTTTAAAAGACATAACACTTGAAAATCCTGATACTTTATCTCTAATAGTTTCAATACCCCTTTCATCTGAGGCATTGATATAAAGATAGTCACAATCTAATTTATTTACTATAATCTTAGCAAGTGTAGTTTTACCTGTTCCTGCTGGACCATAAAATAAGTAGTTTTGAATATCATTTTGAGATAATTGTTTTGAAATACTCTCTTTGAGCTGAGGATTACCTACATAAGTAGATAAATCCTCAGGTCTGTATTTCTCATTTAGTAAACTGTGTTTTTTCATATACTGTAAATCTACATAAAATCTTACTGTTCTCCAAATTCTCCATATAGTGAGTATTTTTTCTCTACTATAGGTTGTACCTCAATCTCATCAGTTTGAATAGCATACAAAGAACTTTTTAGAGGTTCTAATCTATAATGTCCTTTAAATCCTGTTTTTACCATATAAGCTTCAAGTGTATCAGTAAGTGAAGAATGGGTAGGACCATCTGGTTCATTAGCTACTAATCTCCAATTATCACCAGGAGGTACCCTTCTTGCTATTAATATATTCTTTTCTTCTATTCTTACTTCTTTAGTCATGTCTTTATAATTATTTTTTAATACATTCCTTCCATTCCAGCTGGCATAGCAGGTGCTGCAGGTGTTTGAGCATCTTCACTCTTGTCTTCTGTGATAGTACACTCAGTTAATAATACAGTACCAGCAATACTTGCTGCATTTTCTAAAGCTAATCTAGTAACCTTTGTAGGGTCAATAATACCTGATTCTTTAAAATTTATAGCCTCTCCAGTTTCAATATTAATACCAGTCCAAGTATTAAACTTTTTAGCATTAACTAAATCGGTTTGACCAATGAATATTGCTTCGCTTTTATCATATCCAGCGTTGACTAATATTTGTTCAAATGCTTTTCCACAAGCTTTGTATACAATCTCAGCACCTCTATTGTCTCTATCAATACTTTCACGAGCATACAATAAAGCAACACCCCCACCAGCAACAACGCCTTCTTGAATAGCAGCTTTAGTAGCATGTAGAGCATCATCAACTCTATCTTTTTTCTCTAACATCTCTGTTTCAGTGTGACCACCTACATGAATAATTGCTACTCCACCTACAAACTTTGCAAGTCGGTTTTGTAATTGTTCAATTTCAAATGGTGTATTTGAATTATCAATTTGTTTTTGTAGTTCCTCAACACGAGCTTCAATAACTTCTACTGTTCCTTTTCCATCTACAATAGTAGTTTGGTCTTTAGTTACAGTGATTTTTCTAGCTTCTCCAAACCAATCCCAACTGAATTTATCAAGTTTCATACCTTTATCTTTAGAAAATACTTGACCACCAGTTGTAAGTGCAATATCTTCTAAAACAAGCTTTCTACGTTCTCCAAAATCAGGTGATTTAACAGCACATACATTAACTGTACCTCTCATTTTATTAACAATAAGGGTAGCTAATGCTTCATTATCAATATCTTCAGCAATAATCAATAATGATTTACCTTCTGATGATACAGCCTCTAGTATTGGTAGTAACTCTTTTACTTGAGTTAGCTTTTGGTCTAAGATTAAGATAGCTGGAGTATCTAAAATAGAAGACATTGTATTATTATCTGTTACAAAATAGGGTGATTTGAAACCTCTATCAAATTGCATACCTTCAACTGTTTCAAGATAAGTATCTCCAGTTTTAGATTCTTCAATATGTACAACACCATCTAAACCTACTTTATCAATAGCTGTAGAAATAAGTTTACCAATCTCAGGATCATTATTTGCTGAAATAGAAGCGATTTGTTCTAGTTGAGATTCACCTGTAATATCTTCTGATATTTTATCTCTAAGATTATTTATAGTAGTTGTAACTGCAGCATCAATTTCTCTTTTGATTTTAACTGCATTTTCTCCATTATCTAAACTGTTCAATCCAGCTTTAATAATTTCTCTAGCTAATAATGTAGAAGTGGTAGTACCATCTCCAGCTTTATTTGCTGTATTAATAGCGGCTTGTTTAAGTAACTGAACACCTAATTCTTGTGTAGGTTCTTTTAGAGCAATTGATTTAGCTACAGTAACACCATCTTTAGTACTTTGAGGAACACCTTGGTTATTAGAAATAACTACATTTCTACCATTTGGTCCTAGAGTTGCTACAACAGCATCTGCAAGTTTATCTATACCTTTTACTAGTTCCTTCCTAGCTACGGTACCAAATTCTATATGTTTATTCATTTTTAATTTTAATTTTAGTCTTTAATAACTTTTGCTAGAACCTGATTTTCAGGACCCACATAATACTCTTCACCATCAAAGGGAAGTTTGGTAAAACCTTGAGTTGGTAAAACAACTAAATCACCTACTTTTAACTGCATTGGAATATAATCACCTGTAATAGTGTACCTTCCAGTTCCTATTGCGATAACTTCACCAAATTCATTTTTTTCTTTACCCATATCAGGTACAATAATATTACCATATAGGGTTTCTTCATTTTCTACTGGTTTGACAATAATTGCGTCAAATAGTGCTTCAAGTTTATTCATTGTGATAAAAAATTTATAAGATTCGATTCAATTTTACTGTATTCAGCTATAAAATCCTTTATGGAAGTATAGTGTTTCTTTGTATGCAACTTTTCTTCAGATATAAATTGCAATGCTGATTTAAGATTAGGAAAAAACTTTAATGCTTTTTCATATTCTTTACTTTTACCTTTCGCTCTAAAGTGTTCAGCATTAGTTTGTACTTTAATGTTTACAATATAATTGTAATCATCCCTAGTGATGAAATAGGGTTCTAATGCTTCATCTTCTACTACTGTATGTGATTTTACTCTTGACATATTATAACATTTTTATTTATACCGTAAATATACGAAAGATATTTGTGAAAGCCAAGCGAAGGCGCGCTTATTGTAAAAAAATGTTATTTAATTTTAATAGACTTAGGTTTAGCTTCTTCAGCTAAAGGTATAAAAATCTCTAATAATCCATTTTCTAAAGCTGCATCAGTTTTTGATAAATTAAACTTAGGTGCAATTTTATATCTTAAATCAAAAGATTTTTTAGACAAACCTTGGTGAATAGTTCCTTCATGGAATTCATCATCCTCTGGTTTTTTATAACTAATTTTCAAAGTATCTCCTTCAATGTCAAGGATTACATCACTTTTAGTTAGCCCAGTACAGGCAACTTCAAAATGAAGTCCTTTGTCATCAAAGAATATATTAAGAGGGTGTGGTTGTTTAGTATTTGCTGCTGGTTGAAATGTACTATCAGCATGAAAGTGGTTCCTAAATAGGATATCGAATGGAGACAAATGTCTCTCTAATAATTGTAATGTACTCATATCATTTAAATTTGTGAGCGCCTTAGCTACTCGGTTAATAATTAATTTATAATAAAACTCAGCGCGCCTTGACTGTGCTTTTGTTTATTATGGTAATACATATATGAAAACCATTTTAAAGTCTACTCTGCATCAAAGAAAAATATATGAAATAATCTACTTGTATTAATATCATACCCACAATACTCACTTGCTGCATGAATCATTTGAGCATCCCAAATAACAAGCCTATTAAAAATATTACCCACATTATCTACTAATTCATAAGGTGTTCTATCAACAAAGGATTTTTGGTTAAATGCTAGAAGTAAGTCTGGGTGGCTACCATGTCTAATTGAATTCGCACTGCCTAATTCACCAGCATCATATCCTTTTACAGCAAAAAATGATGTTCCCGAATAATAAGGTGCGTTAGGATTCAAGTAAACAACAGCGGCATATGATTGACTGTCACAGTGATATACTAACTTAGTTCCTGCGTTATTTGATTGGAATCTACCGTTCATTTCGTGGTCTTCCCACTTGGTTATACGCTTGCCTAGGATTGCTTCAAATCTTTCCTTAGTTCCATCAAAAAACCATTGTTTTCTAGTACGCATACCTAAATACCCTTCATCATCAAAATAATGGTGCTGTAGGGCAAAATTTCTTACTTCTAGTGGGTTATTATAAAAATCATCTACTACAAATAATCTTTTACTAGCATTATCATTTAATTTTATTCTATTTGTTTGAATCACACCCCATTGTGAATCTGGGCGGCTATCAGTTTCTTTAATTTCCATATTGTTTTGGTTATTCGTTTCTTAAAATATAATAAGTGCTTTCAATGTCTTCGTTACTAAATACTAACTTCAATAATCCTTTTTCGGATATTTTCAAAGCAGCTACTTCAGCATCTTTATTTACATTAAATATATCTTTTATCATTTCAGCATCAAAAGGTATTGATAAGTCATTCTTTGCAATGTTGCCTTGTAGTTTATATGTAATTTTATTAGCATAACCTGACATATCACCAAATACAAATTCACATATAGGATTACCATCATCTAATCTTGTAGTGATTAACATATTAGGAGATTCTGATAGTGCACTTTTAGCTTTAATGATTCTAGTAACATCTTCTTTTTCTAAATCTATTTCTACCTCATATGAAGGGGGATCATTTACCCATTTAGTTTTACGAATAGTTAATGGATCTGCTAAAGTATAAGTTAAATCAAAGTTAGCATCTGCTATGTTTAATATATTATGTAATTCTTTCTGTCCTTGTAGGGTTAATATTAGATCTCCATTTGTAATAGCTAGTAGTTTAGTTAGTTTATCAGTATCAAAGATACCTAACTCACAATCTTGTAATGGAAAGTTATTTAAAGTAACCTTACATGCTCTACCTGCTTCACCTGCAAATATAGTTAATATATTATCTTTAACTCTCCATTTTACCATATTATGGCGTCCTGCTAGAAAATATTTCTGTATAGTGGCTTGTAGTAAGTTTTTATTTATCATATTTTTTTATTTATACATCAAAAAAACTAAATGCGTCTTTATGAGGGTTTAAATTAAGAGTTTCCCCTAAATCTGAAAAAAAACCTTCAAGTTTGTTTAGTAATATACTGTCAAATATTTTTTGTCTATCAACATATTTTTCCATAAACTCCATTATTTTAGGAGGAATATCGTATTCAACAAAAGCTAAGGCTTCAATTTTATAAGGATTGTTTTGCATATAAACCCACTTACATTTATCTGCCATAGTAATGTAATTATGCTCCTTATCTAATTTCCAAAACCTTAATAAATCATTATATTTTAATGCTGCTCTTACAGGTGCAGGTGCACCCTTTACTGTTTCGGTAAACATCTCACCAGCTCTAGCCTTTCTACCAGTGTACTTTTCTAATTTAGTTACTCTAGTTGGATTACCGAGTTTAGTAATAGGAATTTTATCAGATAATATTTCTGCTTTAAATTCTTTTATTTGAATCAATATATTATCAACAGTTTCACCTTTTAGAGTTTGTTTTAAAATACTATTAAAAAAATCTCCTAATATAGGGGGAAAATTAGCTTTCATAAACTCTAGACCTTTAATATCTAGTTCATTTACCTTAATACCCTCTTTTTTAGTAATCCATTGAGCATATCTTCTTGTTGCCCTAAAGTAAGCAGACCTAATTACTGCTTCTGTTTTCATATCTAATCTATGTTCAGAAACATTAAAACAATCCTTAGCTAAAACATCATAATATTTAGTAATAATGCCTTGATATCTAAGAGCTACTTTTGATAAAATGTCATCTTTTTCCTCATCATCCTTATCTTCAAAATCTGGGTGTTCGTATAATAATAAGGGTTCAGCTGTAATGTATACAGAATCTGTATCCATATAAGCACAATAGTTAGTATCTTCTGTATCACAAATCCACCAAGGAGTATCTGCTAAATGTTTCATATTTCTAATTTATATACCATAAGGTCTAGGACTAATATTTCTTTCAATTTTAGGATCATTGGGCTCTTCTGCATATTCGATGTTTTCATCTAAACCTAATTCAATCTCTCCTCTAATAACTTTGTTCATATGTCTATTGGCACATAAAGCACTCTCTTGGATTATTCTATGACCACTGAGAGTGATAGCTTCACTTAAGATAGACAAATTCATACCATATCTAAATGAAGGTAAAGCTGTAGCACCATATAAACTATTAAGTAAAATCTTCATTGTATACTGCATTAGATGATTATACTCACCTTTTTCTTTATCGCCTGCTGTATAAGCGTCTTTCATACGATTTTTATATACAACTCTTTCCTCAAACCATTTTTGAAGTATAGTAGATAATACTGATTCTTTATCAGTTCTAAACATAGAACCATTAGCTGATATTGCTAGTTTTTTGGTTTCAATAATATTAACTATTTTGCTAGCTTTTTGATAACTACGTTTATTAGATGTATAATCTTCAATATATAGTTTTTTATCAGGATCCATTTCTTTTAAATCATTTAATCCTAATCTATTGTTTCTATCATCCTCATCTATAATCCTAGCTACAAGTGTTTCTTTACCTATGTTAATAGTCATTATAATAGAGGGATATAGTGAAGTTAAATCCTCATCAAACATATACTTGTATAAACCTGCTTTAGGACAAAATAAATAACCACCAGCATATCCTTCTTTTTTTTCTTGTTTAAACGTTTTAGCTGGGGGTATAATACTTTTAGATAATAAATAAGCTGAAATAGCACCATCTTGTGTTATACTATTCATATAAACTTCCTCATAATTATGTTTCCCTTTATGTGCTAGGTTTTTGGTTAAAGCTATATATTGGAGTTTTTCATCTAATAACTTTAATATTTCAACATCACGGAAGTTATATTCAATAAACTTATGTATATCTTGTTCAAATAAATCATCTAGAGTACCATCATACTCTATTTTATTTAATCCAGTATATTTTTCACCTATAGCATCTAGTTTCCAACTAGGTTCATCTTTCCAACTATATTTTCTATGTAAGCGCATATAATCTAAAGATTCAACACCTATTATTTTTACAAACTGATCTTTTCTAAAGAAATATTTAGTGTATGCTTTTGATTGTACTTGACCTACTGGTGATAACTGATCTGCCCAATCTTTTCCTATTACATTACACATTCTATGATATAGGTAAGGGACATCAAAATAGTCACTATTATAACCTATTAATATATCAGGATCAATATCTCTTACAATCTCTACAAACTTTTTTAGTAAAATCTTTTCTGTACTACAAGCTATTACTTTTTTATTTTCAAGTTTAATATCTTTAAGTTGATTCTTTCTATCTAAAATAATAATAGCCCACTCATCTGCTTTTTTATCCCACCAAGCAATAGAGGTAATAGGCATAGGTGCTCTTTGAATATACTCCTCAGTTAAAGCCCCCCCTATTTCACACTCAATATCAAAAAATAACTCTCTGTGGCCAGTAGAAGGAACATCATTAATACCATAACGCTCTACTAAAAACTTTTGTTCAATAGGCATATCATGGAAATGAAGATTGGGGGTGTTTTGATTGCTATAATTAGGATTTTTAGAAAATTTCCAATTTCCAGCATTTATAGGTTTAAGGGGTTCTCCGTTTAATCCTACAGCAAAGGCATTCTCAGGATCACATTCTTGATAAACAACATTTTCATAATCAATGGCTTGCAGTTCACTATCTTCTTCCCACAAAAATATTTTGTATCTATTGTTGGGTAATTTTTTACCAACGTATGCTTTTTTGTACATTTATATAACTTTTATTTCCATCAATATACACACAATATATTGAATATCCAAAACCTTTGTGTATTATTTTCTTTCTTCTTTAGTAAGAAACTCAACTTGTACTTTTAGACTTGCTACTTGAGAAGTTAGTTTTAAAATCATAGATCTCATTTCATCTTTTTCCTCTGAGGATTGAGCTAAAAGAGATTCTAGTTTAGATATCCTATCCTTATAATCATGTTTAAAAAAATCTTGATCTTTTTCTTTACGAGATTGTCTTTTTTCATAAAATCTCCAAGCACTAGTGCCCCCTAATACAGTAATAGCAGTGACTACTACTGAGTACACATTTGAATCCAACTCCATTTATTATTATTTTTTATTATATACTAATAAGTATTAAATAATAGTGATAGGATTAGTATTTGGAAAACATTTTTCAATCTCTTCCTCAGTAAAAAATTGTGATAAATTAGGTCTAAAATATTTAATATTTTTCATTACCTTTCTATCATAAGACCTATACACAATATATTTGTCTCCTACTTTTTCATAGTGACATTCTTTATTTTGTTCTTTAGATCTAAGTGCTACTGTATTAATAGCATCTTCTTCAGTATTACATGCTTTTGACATATTACTAGCTTGTACCTCAGCATAAGCATCTAATATTTTGTCTTTAAGACCATGCAACATAGTACCATTTCCTAAAGAAACATAAGCGATATCACATAGTGCATCAAGGACCTCTACTATATCTCCTTTTTCACAGGCCTCTTTATATTCCTCAAGTTCCTCAATAATAAAGTTATATACAAATCTCCAATCACTTATTTCTGGGATGTTTGGGGTATAATTATTTTTTTTACCCATTACTTTATTAAATGTTTCCACTTCAGAAACAAATGGAACATGATTATTAACCCATACAGGTAATTCTTCTTTAGGAAATAGTTCTAGTTGCTTACCCATCTTAAAATACTTTTATAATGTTTGATTCAGATAATCTAATAATTTTAAAATCAGTTTCTCCTTGTGTTTCTAGAAACTTATAAGTTTTAGCTTCTGCTTCTGTTCCTGTTTGAGCATCTACCAAATATGATTCTTTGATTTTTTGCACTCGTCCTTTTTCATTTATTCTTTCAAACTGTGCTACTACTTGCCAATAATTCATAATCTTTCTAATTTTATTTTATACAATCCTGTTAACATTTCTTTTAAATCATCAATTTCCATTTCTAT